CTTTTAATATAACCAACATTGTGTTCGTGACAATCCCAAAATTTTAATTTTGTTTTTTGCCAAATATCATTAACTAGTTTTTGTATCTTATGTAAGTATGGACTTTTAATATTATCATAGTCAATGATATTAGCTTTTTCAGTAATAAAGCCCCAATTTGTAAATATTACAGATGGAGTCCAATTTTTTAGTAAAACCTTATCATAATAATATCTAATCTTACATAGATCAGTAATAGGTTCTGGTGCAAGATCGAACTTGGCTAAAAGTTTTTGATTATTTAGTGCTATTTGAGCCTTATGTTTGGTCTTAAATGATTTGAAACCTATTTCTGAATTATCTTTTATGCGTAGAAAATCACAATATCCACCAGAGTCATTATCACAATCTTCAGCAAAATAGTCTTTATTGATCATAGCGAATAAATATGCACTTCATTTGCACTAAGTTCATAAACAAAATTCATTGCTTCTTTGTGGTCATAAAAATCGCCTATAGCCTTATCTGTTTTATTATAGTCTTTATCATAAACAGCGAATACTCTATAAAATGGTTCTCCTATGGCTCGTTCATCAGCATTCAAATATTCTTCTGCTGTGTTGACTTGCTCAATTATAGTTCCACCATCATAATCTGGTAATTCTCTATATGTATGAATAGAAAAACCTTTGATAACAGATTTGTGATTTGTATTCGGAGTAAAAGAATTTATAAGTCTTCCATCACATATCATGTTTCTTCCTCCAAATATTCTATAGCACGTTTCAATATTTCTGTATTATGCTTAAACATACCTAGTCCACGATTACAGTTATGACATAAAAATCCACGGAGTATTTCTGTTCCATGAATATGATCCGCTGTCCATGCTGCACATTTTTGTCCACCAGCATCTTTTATAGATTCATAGTCTGATAAACAAACAGGACAGATGTAATTCTCATCTGGTCTATCATATTTTTCATTGATTATTTTTCTTTCTTTTGCCAGTTGATTATTACATTTTTTGCATTCTCTTCTAAGATAATTAGCACCACCGGATTTGCTAAATTCTGTTAGAGGTAAATCTTCACCACATTTTGAGCATATCTTTGATTCAATGGTTGTGTCTATGCCAATATCATCATTCATTTCTGGAAATAAAAAAGACATAATACTCCCTTATTTTGATGCTGCAAAACCTATGCGGATTTTTTCATCTGTTGTTACGGTCAATTCAAAAGAAGAAAATGTTTCTTTATTATAAGAGCGACCATTCCACCAACCAACCTCATAATTTATTGATTGATTTCCAGATATATGTATGCCTATAATTGTACCAATTACATCTTCAGCCAACTTAACTTTTGTACCAACAGGATTTAGTTCTATAGTATTTTTGCTCATGATAATTTCCTTAAATGTAAGACGAATCGGTGTATATGTATATTAGCGTATGCTGTTTCACAAATCAAGAGTTGTCGTTATGAATACAAAATTTAAATATACCAAAGAAAACTTAACAGAAATTTGTAATAAATCGCACAGTTATCGTCAATGTTTAACTTATATGGGATTAAAACCTGCTGGCGGCAACTATTCCTGTTTGAAAAATAAAATTAAAGAATATAAAATAGATATTTCTCATTTTACTTTGCAAGGATGGAGTAAGGGTAAAAAAATTGGACCTAAAAGGTCATTGGATGATTATCTATCAAATAAACAAACCATAACTAGTTGGAAACTTAAAAGAAGATTATTAGCAGAAAAAATTTTTGAACATAAATGTTATAAGTGTCATAAGAATAATTGGTTAAATCAAAAGATACCACTTGAATTACATCATATAGATGGAGATAATCGAAATAATAATCTTTTGAATCTTACTTTATTGTGTCCTAATTGTCATGCTTTAACTGATAATTATAGATCAAAAAATCGAAAATAGGAGTGGTGGGAGTCGAACCCACACTGTACGGATTTTCTTACCACTATAGTTTTCACTACCATTTCTGTTTGTGGTCTGGACTTTACCTTAACCATTGTTTTCACTTTAGGTTCCTGCCGTCAAGTCTCTACACCTTCATATTTCTATGCTTGGCTCGGTATTAGCAGTTAAGCCTTCACCGACTTTGACAGGTTCTACTTTAAAGATTTCTCCTTAAGCACTCTATTTAATTAAAAGTCCGTTGACTCTGCCATTGGTCTACACTCCCATAAGTTCACCACCAACCATACGGGTTCACAGGATTTAAACTTTTGGAGGTTGCCCTATGACCAGTATGATTGATGATGAACATTTTTATATTAGTTATGCTGCTTGAGTTTTCTTACAATCTCAGCCATAGCCTCAACATTATCAATCGTCTTAACTGGCTTTGCTCTTTCCATAGAAGGCAAAGTTTCGCCTCTTTCAGCAAGGGCATTCTTTACCCTAGAATAACGAGCCATTGTGCTGGCAATCTTCTGACCAGTCTTTTCAGCAATCTCTGCATAGGTCTTGCTAGAAAAAACAGCCTCAAGAAACTTTTCATCAGAACAACGAACACGGGTCTGCTTATCAACACTAGTAACTTCAGCCATAAACTTATCCTCCAAAATTATTCCAATCCTAGCAAAATGAGCCTTGATCTAACGATCAATCCTAACTCTTTTTGTTCCTTTGATTGTACAAGATGTTATCGGTTGTGTCAAGCGGTTGACTTGAGTTTTTATTTCTGGCAGTATACACAAAAAACATGACAACAGAAAGATCAACAAAAACAACAATTGACCACGGTATTAGTACTTCTATTAAATTATGTTGCATTTTTACTCCAGTATGTACTATCTTCTTTCTTCATTATTACTAAAAAATGTATCATTAGCCATAAATCCCAATATAAATCCTATTGATAACAATCCCAAAAATGGATCGTGTGACAAAAAACAAGAACCCATAAAACTAGCAGTAGCCATGTATAATACTATCAGTTTTTGTTTTTCTTGTTTAGTCATACCAATCCCTTTGATTTATATATAATATGTGATAGAGTTTTTTGAGCAACCTAAGTCTTATTTGGTGTATGTCTTAAGTATGGAGTATAAGATGAAAAAATGTGGTATTTATAAGATAACTAATATAAAAAATAATTTCTATTATATAGGTTCTAGTGTCGATATAGCGGCAAGACTTTGTAATCATAAGTCTACTTTACGCAAAAATATACATAACAATCCTAAATTACAAAATGCTTGGAATAAATATGGTGAGCATAGTTTTAGTTTTGAAATCATTGAATTATGCGATCCTAAAAAGCTGTATCAAATAGAACAAAAATACCTAAATAAAATTAAAAACTCCAATCAAACTTATAATATTGTATTTATTGTTGGTGGTTTTCCAGATAGCGCTGGGCATAAAAATCCTAGATGGATAAATGTGAGTAGTAGTAGAAAAAAAACAATTAAACAATATTGGAGTAAGTATCATACGGTAAAAACTATTCAATTCATGAAAAATAAATTTGGATATGGTGGGTCTATTGCTAGAAGAATTATAAAAGAAATTAAAGACGAACTTAATATGCCTAATAAAATAAAAGATAATACTATTTATCATTTTAAAAACTTGAAAACTGGAGATAGTTTTAGGGGTACTAGACAACATTTTATTAAAATATATAGTATATGTTATACAACGGTTAGTGAATTAGTGCTTGGCAAAACTTTACAAACTAGATCTGGATGGATAATATCTCAATCTTCTAAAACATAAGACCAATAACGAGAATCATCCTTTCCCTGCAATTTATCCCAATAAGAGCATCTAGCAATATAAGATGGAGTTTTTAACTTTCCGCAATTTACCATCCAATGACGCTCTGCTTTCTTATATTTTTCAATACCTTCTTTACTTTTAGTGTATGTCAAATGCTCCATTCCATACAGACGTAGCATATGGACATCCAAACAAAGTGTGCGACACTCATTTGGATGAATCATTTCTAGAGCAAAACTTACTTTAGCCATACCCAAACCCATAATTCTATTTACTATTTGATCACGCTTTTTAACATGATACTTTTTTGTAGTAAGATAAAAGTCCTTGGGATTTGACCAAAACTGTTGGCTAAAATTCCAAATATACTTTGTGCGATTGTTATGAAGACCAACACCGGAATTAGCCAATTTATTTCTCAAAATTTCTTGATCGTCAATCCATTCATCAAAATTCTTAATGGCTTGATAACCAGAACAATTACCTTTCCAAGTAGTGTGAACACTACAGTAAGCAAAGAGATAACGCCTGAAAATATCAGCGGTAGTCTGTGGTCGTACACTTTCCCAATACTCCTTATACGAGGTAATCTTATCTTGTGGAAAAGAAGCAAAAAATTCATCAGCCTTGCTTCTGCAATAATTTGTTTTCTTTTCTGGCTTAGTCTCAATTGTATCCATGATGATCTCCAAAAGTTCTAATCCTGCAACGCTACCGATTATACATTAAGATATCGGCTTGTCAAGACGCATTCTTTAAACTGTTCTAGCAGCACCATGCAAAATTTTAAAGGTTGGAAATCTTAAACTAATTCCTCCGTCTTGATTTTTGCTTTCACTAAAATATTGGACCGTAATAATTTTACCCAAAATCTTTTTAGGGTGTTTGTAGAAGTCCTGTCTTTGTTCTATACTAAAACCAGAACCAACTCTTACATTGTGTCCTTTATGCTTTATGGTTACGCAACTAAGCATAGTCTCCTCACACTCTGAACCATTTTTAACATATCGAAATGGCCCCATCTCAACGTCTATAACCTCGTATTCGTCGTCGCTAAAACTTTTATATTTCAATAGGTCTTTTGATCGTTTGCCTTTATATGGAGCGTCAGATCGAAGCATAACGCCTTCCCAACCAAGAGCATTTGCCTTGCCCGTCCATTCTGCAAAATGGTCATCATCTTTGATTTTATGTTGATCTAAAACTGTCAAACAAGGACATTCATTAAATTTCATGGTTCCAATAAGATCAGCATATCTAATAGAATATGGTCTATTATATTGTCCTTTCTTACTATAAAACTCATCATGGGTTACTAGATCAAAAATCTTATATGATGGATTTGGAATAGTATGATCTTTCTTGCGAAGTTCTTTCATAACACCTTGAAAGTCTTCATTACCATCTTCGTCTACTAGACAAAGTTCTCCATCTAATACCACATTAGAGATACCAAGAGCCTTAATACCATCCCTAACAATATCAAGAGTATCAAAGGTTTTTCCCGTGCGGGAGTAGAAAGAAGCATTACCGTTATCATCAACAATAGCGATACATCTAGCGCCGTCAATTTTTCTGCTAACATACCATCCATCCTTCCAGTCTACAATATTAGGATCATATTTATCAGCAAGAGCAACACTAAACTCTGGAATATGGTCTGGAATAGCCTTGTTGATTATTTTGTCACCAGCACGGGTTTTCAAATCCTTATCAATGATACAATAAATAAGTTCTTCAATGTTGGATTTATTAGAATGAGCATCAATAAAGGAATGTATTGCTCCAATAGCATCATGACCCGTAATAACACGATTCTTTAAATCGTCCAGCAAATCAAAGAAATTTTTGTATGACTTGCCTCTAAGAGAGTTTTTCTTTTTTAGATTGTCGCTAGTAACATTATACTGCCAGAGAGGATGATATGTATAAAGCAGAATTTTTTTAGCAAAATTTGCGGCCTCACTATTGTGGTTGCAATAATCCTCAATAATTCCTTGCTTGTCAATAGTGCTGCTAGTGGCCCTAAGATCGTGTACCATTCCCCAAACATAATTAAAATCGTGAATCATTCCAATAGTCTCCTGTGAGTCAATCCAGTATATCCTGTTATCGGATGGTTGTCAAGTGGTCTTTAGTTTTGATTTGGCTTGAATGATGAATTTTTTAGATATCCATAATAATGTCTACTGTCCCATCTTGTACGCAAAGGATTTCCATGTACACAATATGGGTCATCTGATCTTCTTCTAGAAGAAGTATATTTTGTTAAAGAGGTATTATATTTAAAAGATAAATTTGTATTTATACTATATCCTAGGTTTTGAAAATACATAAATGTTTCTTCGTCTGTATACTTTGTATTATTTAAAAAGCTTGGATTAGGTACTTGAATATATTCATATATATCTCTTATTGTTGTTGATATACCTTTATAAAATATACTAGCAGATTGTGGTTTATTATTATCAGTCCAATATTTACACATATTAATATCAGAAACTATTTCGGTATTTAATTCTTCAAGATTAAATGGTCTTATTTGATAGGTATCATGGTCATGTTGCCATAGGATAACATCTTGATATTCAGATAAAACCTCATATGCTGCTACAATTTTTGTTAAAAATAAATTAATACATTCATTAT